AGTTAGCAACCCAGCGAATCAAGACAACGAAAACTATGCCAAGTTGCTTGCTTATTGCATTAAGCATAATCATTGGTCTGTTTTTGAACAGTCTTTTATGACTCTTGAGATTGAAACGAATCGTGGTATAGCGGCTCAGATTTTGCGTCACCGTTCATTTACATATCAAGAATTTTCACAACGTTATGCAGATTCTTCTCTGCTAGGAGAAACAATTCCTGTTCCAGAACTTCGCCGTCAGGATACAAAGAATCGTCAGAACTCCATTGATGATCTTTCTGAAGAACTTAAAGCGGATCTATGGTTAAAAATAAACGACCATTTTAAGGCAGGTATGGAACTCTACAAGCAACTTCTTGATGCAGAGGTGGCAAAGGAGTGTGCAAGGTTTGTACTGCCCCTGGCGACGCCTACAAGGATCTATATGAGTGGCTCGTGCAGGTCATGGATACATTATATCAATCTTCGTTCTGCCAATGGTACTCAAAAGGAACATATGGACATTGCACTTGCCTGTAAGGAGGTGTTCAAAGAACAGTTCCCATCAGTTGCACAAGCACTTGAATGGATCTAAATAAATTATCTTGAATTCGTAACTTTATGGCAATTTATCCAGTTATTCACAAAGAAACAGGTGAAAAAAAGGTCGTTGAGATGAGTGTCAACGATATTATGCAATGGTATAAGGACAATCCTGAATGGAAAAGGGATTGGTCAGAAGGATCTGCATCTCCAGGGGAAGTTGGAGACTGGCAAAATAAACTTATTCAAAAAAACCCTGGGTGGAATGATGTATTAGGTCGTGCTGCAAAAATGCCTGGTTCAAACGTAAAAAAAATCTAATCAATTATGGCAAGAAGAAAAAGAGCAGAGCAACCAATCGGTGTTGGTCTTACTACTCGTCAAATGAAGCGAAAAAAACCACTGAGTTCAGAATATCTTGTAGATATTGAACCACTTACTGACAATCAAAGAACATTATTTGATTCTTATAAAGATCAAAAGCATCTTGTTGCTTATGGTTGTGCTGGCACTGGTAAGACCTTTATCACACTTTATAATGCCATTCAAGATGTTTTGAATGAAAGAAGTCCATACGAAAAAGTCTACATTGTTCGTTCTTTAGTTGCCACTCGTGAAATTGGATTTCTTCCTGGTTCTCACGATGATAAGGCAGACATCTACCAGATTCCTTATAAGAATATGGTGAAGTATATGTTCCAGATGCCTTCTGATGCTGATTTTGAGATGCTCTATGGAAATCTGAAGTCGCAAGAAACCATTAAGTTTTGGTCTACTTCATTCCTTCGCGGAACGACTCTGGATAATGCAATCATCATAGTAGACGAGTTTCAGAATCTTAATTTCCATGAATTAGATTCTATTATCACTCGTGTTGGTGAAAATACCAAGATTATGTTCTGTGGAGATGCTACTCAGTCTGACCTACAAAAGACAAATGAAAGAAATGGAATCGTAGACTTTATGGCAGTCTTGCGTAAAATGCCTTCGTTTGATATAATTGAATTTGGTGTAGATGATATTGTCCGTTCTGGACTTGTTAAGGAGTATATTATGGCAAAAATGGAGGCAGGTTTTTGACATTTAATCATGTTGATTTGGATTTACCTCAACTTGAGAGAGAAACGATCGATGGGGTAAGATATTATAAAGTTCCTGATGTTGAACAACTACTTAGACTTGTTTCAATTACTTCTGTCACTAGTCACAAAAATCGTCAGATATTTGTTAATTGGCGTAAAAAGGTTGGAGAAGAAGAAGCAGATAAAATTACACGACAAGCAACAAGTCGTGGCACGGATATGCATACTTTGGTAGAACATCATCTTAAAAATGAAGAACTACCAGAAGTTCAACCACTTTCTGATTTCTTATTCAAGATTTCTAAGTCAATTCTCAATCGTATAAATAATATTCATGCTCTTGAAGGTTCTCTTTATAGCAAACAATTAGGAATTGCTGGAACTGTAGATTGTATCGCTGAGTTTGATGGTGAACTGTCAATAATCGACTTTAAGACTTCTAAAAAACCAAAACCACGAGAGTGGATCGAACATTATTTTGTTCAATGTATGGCATACGGTTGTATGTTATACGAACTGACTGGTATTCCAGTTAAAAAACTTGTAATCATTATGGCTTGCGAAAATGGAGAATGCGTCGTCTATGAAGAAAGAGACAAATCAAAGTACATCAAACTACTCACCGAATACATTGGAGAGTTTGTTAGAGATAAATTGGAATCATATGGAACAAAATAAAGAAATAGAACAAGCTATACAGAACAAGTTTTTGACACCTTCTAAATTTGCTTTAGAAATTGAAAAAATAGTTGCCGAAGAAAATTTAAATTACATAGATTCTATTTGTTATTATTGTGAATTAAATAGTGTAGAAGTAGAATCTGTTGCTAAGTTAATTTCAAAACCTCTTAAGGAAAAACTTAAATGGGATGCAACTCGTCTGAATTTTATGAAGAAAACTTCTAGAGCAAAACTGCCCCTATGATCGTGACGCCTTTTGAAACTTATCAACATTATTTGTCACTCAAAAATCATTTCACAAATCCAAAATACGACTTTTTTAAGTATGGTGCGAAGACTCGTGCTAGTATCACTTCGTTTAATAAGCGACGTGACAAGTACTGGTTCGAGAAAACAAGTCGCAAGTATTCTGATAAAGAAGTCGTAGATTTTCTTGTATCAAACTTTGTATCAGCAGACAACCCGCAAAATTTATGGATTGGAGAAATTATCAATTCTGGAGAAAGGACCTACGCGGATTGGATGCGAAGACAACAGAGTTTGACTTACTTATTCAAAGAGCAAAGCAACGAATTTTTCTCGGAGATCAAATTAGAGGATGCCTTGAACTGTTCCAAAGGTCATCCACCAGTTCTCAAAAGGTTTCTAAGCGGGAAATTATCTCTAGAAACTTTAACAATATACGAAAAAATATTCCGTTTCTCAAGCGATTTTGATAAGAAACTTTTGGATCCAGTGTGGGAAACCGTAAGTTTAAAGATTAAAAAGTATAGTCCATTCCTAAATATTGACGTGTTCCAATATAAAAAGAAATTAAGGGAAATCTTAAATGAGTGACTTTTTTGATTCTGAAATTATTCAGGAAGAATTGAGAGAAATTAATAAACTACAGGAAGACATTTACGGAAGTGTTCTTACTTTCGGTATGATGTCAAATGAAGATAAATTGGAACATATTGAAAAGTTGAGCACTTTGTTAGATAAACAACGTATCATGTATACACGTTTATCACTTTCAGATGATCCAGAGGCAGTTGAAATAAAAGAGAACTTGCGTAAATCTGTGGCTTTGATGGGATTTCCACCAGACACAGATATGCAAGTGCTATTTACTAGTATGACAAAAACAATTGAATCTCTTAAAAAATTCATCAACCCTACCCCTTGACTTCCTTGCTCATCCTTGTTATACTATCCGAGTAATCCTCCAAATCCAAACTATCCGAGGTATCTAAATGGCATTTGCCGATCTTAAAAAACAATCTAAACTTGGTTCTCTCACTGCAAAATTGGTGAAAGAAGTCGAAAAAATGAATACAAGCAGCGGTTCTAATGACGAACGTCTGTGGAAACTGGATGTAGATAAAAGCGGTAATGGTTATGCCGTAATTCGTTTCCTTCCTGCACCTGATGGAGAAGATCTCCCATTTGTTAAAGTTTATAGTCACGCATTTCAAGGTCCTGGTGGTTGGTTAATTGACCAATGCCTGACTACTATTAATCAAAAATGCCCAGTTTGTGAACACAACTCTGGTCTGTGGAACAATGGTACTGATGCTGGTAAAGAAGTTGCCCGTAAGCAGAAGCGTAAACTTACTTACGTTTCTAACATCTATGTTGTAAAGGATCCTACAAACCCTGAAAATGAGGGTAAAGTGTTTCTCTTCAAGTATGGTAAAAAGATCTTTGACAAGATTACTGAAGCAATGCAACCTGAATTTGAAGATGAGCAAGCAATCGATCCATTTGATTTCTGGCAAGGTGCAAACTTTAAACTGAAGGCAAAAAATGTCGCTGGTTATCGTAACTACGATTCTAGTGAATTTGCTTCACAAAGTGCCCTTTTAGATGATGATGATGCAATGGAAGCAATTTGGAAAAAGCAATATTCTCTTGCCGAATTTGTTGCTCCAGATCAGTTCAAAACTTACGAAGAACTCAAAACTCGTTTGAGTTCTGTTCTTGGATCTAAAGGTTCTAATCGTATCGATGAAGAAGTTGAAGATGAGGAAACTTATCGTGGTCCTACGAAAGAACTTGATGAGGATCTTCGTTCCGAACTCAACAATCTGAAACCTACCCGCCGTGCTGCTGCACCAGTGGAGGATGATGAAGATGATGCACTTTCGTACTTTGCTCGCTTGGCAGAGGATTGATTCTGTGATATGATAGGGGGGAGTTGAGATCCCCCTTTTTTTATGAAATCTGAATATTATATTGAAAGGATTTCCAAAAAAGATGCGGAGGAAATTCTTTCAAAGTATCATTACCTTAAAGATATATCAAAAGGATTCAAATCTGGTTATAATTACGGTCTCTTTAAAAAGAATGACTTCTCTCCTTTGAACATTGGGGGACCTGTTGGTGTTTGTATTTTTACTGGACTTCCTGTACCTGAAATAGCAAAAGGAGCATTTGGACTTGAAAGGAATGAACAACAAGGATTATTTGAACTTTCGCGCCTCTGCATCCACCCAGACATCCAATCTGGGGAGCATAATATCACTTCTTGGTTTGTTTCAAGATCGATTAGACAGTTACGGAAGGATACTGAAGTTAAAGCAATCATCTCTTACGCTGATAGTGATTTGCATACTGGCACAATCTATCGCGCTTGTAACTTTAAGTATTGCGGTCTCACAGACCCAAAACCAGATTTCTGGATTAAACAAGAAGATGGAACGTTTATCAAACACTCAAGGGGTAAAGTAAAAGGTATTGAAGGTGAATGGAGAAAAAGATCTCGTAAGCACCGATATGTAATGATGTTTGATAAGAATTTGAAACTCTTATGGTGATTTAATTCTAATATTATCTGCTTTTTTCAATTTATCATCAATATATTGAGAAGATTGTGAATACAACATTAACTGACGACTATCATTTAAAAATTGCTGTAAGTAACCACGTTTTAATACATATATTGTTCTTTTTTCATCATTTTTTCTGGTTTCATGTTCTAAGTTTGTCACAGGAACTGTAATATTATATTTTGTTTCATATTGTTTTAAGTTAGAATCATAAAAAGTTATATAAGAAGAAGTCGTTTGATTATCAACTTCTGGTCTTGGGGATTTAAAATTATAGTCAACAATCTGACCCGCTGGTAAAATAGTTCTACCTTTAGAATCTTTAACTTCCTTTGTTTCGTAGTGGTGAGTTGAATTTATTTCTTCACCGTAAATATTATAAACAAAATTAAAAAGATCGTTATTGGATAATGGCCATTGATCTTTTACGTTTATTATTTCTGCAGTAATTAAAACTACCCAATCTAAATTTGGTGATCCATATAATTCTTCTGCAACTTGATCTGGTCTTTTATCTTCTTGTATTTCATACTTATTAAAAACTGTAAAAATATTTTGAAGATCACTTCTAATCTTTACTCTTTTAAAAAGGTTTTTAACTTCAATATATTCGGAAGATGAAGTTCTATCTGATAGTGGCGAAAGATATTCTAAATTTGGTAATTCTCTGAAGTATCCCATTTTAGAATCCTACTCCATCGTCTGGGTCTGGTTTTCCTGGTTGACCGTAATCATTTTCATATATTGGAACTAACTCTTTAAAAGTTAAATCCATGACCATTGAAATTGGCGTACCATCATGATATGTTGCATAAACATTTTCTCCAGTGTAATTGATCGACATATCAGTTAATGCTGCGGGTTTAAATTTATGTAAAAATTTATGGTTATTATTACCTTGTCTATACACTAGATCGAAAACATTAGGTGAAGATAAAAAAGTTCCACTACTCCCTTTTGCTGCCATATTTCTCTTTAAAGACCTAATTATAAGTCTAACTTGTTCAGATTCTTTACTATCTCTTGGAGTCATTTTAAAAGAAAATCTAAATGTTCTTAAAGTTACTCCATTAAATAATAATTCCATATTAGGATTTAAAATTTGCCCTCCAGTTCTAGCAAGAATTTGATTAAGAGTAACGTTTCCTCCAAAAACGCCTGCTGCTTGTGCTGCTAAATTTTTCAAAATAACATCTTTAGTGGCTGGATCATCTAACATGTTTTTTGCTAGTGTACCGGCTTTTGTTCCTAATTGTTCTATTGCTTGTGTGAATCCAGCAGATCCACCACCTCTGGTAAAATCAGTTTCCATCAAACTTCCTGCTCCACTAACAAGCCTAGCAGTTAAAGTATCCAAACTATCATCACCGTAACTTACCGAATTACTGTCTTGAATATTTGACGGCATTGGTAATAATATAACACCATCTGGTATTAGTGTTTGATTGTACAATGTTGATGGATTTCCAACATTAATTGCAGTAGCACCTGGCAAACCAGATCTGACCAATCCTGTCCCTGCTGGATTGTATTGCTTAATGGTAATTTGTAAATAATCAGTTTTATCAGTTATAGCTTCATAAGGATATCTTAAAACGTTTGTCATTATCCTTTTCTAACTATTTAGACGTATTTTTGCAAAAGGTATTTGTTGCAGATCTCTTACTTCTGAGGTATAAATTTCATAGATAGAACCTGGAATTTCATCCCAAGTGTATTGCCGTGTTTCTCCCCAGTGAAAATTAATACCACGGAACCCCCAACTAAAAACATCAGTGACTGCAACAAATGGGTTTTGATCATATGTTATATTTGGTGTTTTGGGATTGTATACAAAAATATAATATTTCCCAGATTTTGGAATTTTTCCACTTTCAGTTAAAGATTCCATAAGATCCATCATTATGTCATCAGGATCTTCAGTTCCATTTAAATCCTGAACTACTTTACGAACACGATTTATTTCTAAATTTGTATCTGTAAGAAGTTTTTCTTTTTTCTTTATGGGTTTTCTTGGCATTTTAAATATCTAATTCTTTTTCTGTAATGACTTTAAATTGCCACTGTCGATCTTCACAAAATTCTTTTGCTGCTTTCCATTTTGCTTGATTTTTTGCATATTCATACACTTCATAAAGATATTGTTTTGTTTGACGTTTTGGTTTTGGTGGAGGAGACGTTTGTTTTAATGGTTTAATTTCAATTAAATATTTTTTAATTTCTCCATTTGATTCTTTTACTTTAATATAAAAGTCTGGAAAATATCTATGAATTCTATTGTCTATTGGAGAACGATAGGGTAATGCAATTTCTTCAGATCCCCATTCTAGAATTTTGTTATTATTATCACAATAAACCATAAATTTTCTTTCCCAAAGAGATCTGTATATAATATTAGTAGGATCTCCTTTGTACTTTTGTGGATATGATGGTTTATATTTTCCTTTATATGACATACATATAAGTAAAGAATCACTAAAATATTTAGATGGCAACACCACCTGCAATAGGTCAAGTACATATGAATACTTTGCCAAGTTTTTTAAACTTGGCAAGAACAAATTTATATCAGGTTTTTATAGAACCTGGGTGGTCATTAAGAGTTAATCCTAAAGATTCTCCTGATTTTTTACAGCATTTAAAAGATGGTTCAAATCGTTATGGAAGTATAGATTTTAATAATGATTTTAAAAATAGATTAGGACTGTTGTGTTCGGAAGCAACTATTCCGACGTCATCTTATGCTACTTCTGAAGTTAAAGATAATTTTATGGGAGTATCTCAAGAATTCGCCCATACAAGGATTAATACTGACATAGATTTTACTTTTTATGTTGACAGAGAATATAAAGTTATAGGATTTTTTGAAGCCTGGATGGATTATATTTCTGGTGGAGGTGAATTGTCTTTATATGATCCAAATGTTTTATCTAGTGGAAACTACTTTCGTAGATTTCAATATCCAAATAATTATAAAAATAAATCTGGAGTTTATATTAAAAAGTTTGAAAAAGATTGGAACTCTTCTGGCGCTGAAAATATATCATTTCAATTAATAAATTCATTTCCTAAATCAGTTGCTTCAATTCCAATTGCTTATGGTGAAGCTGAATTGATGAAAGTTACAGTAACTATGAATTATGATCGTTATATTATGAGAAGAGAATATGCACCAACACAGGTTGGTAAAATGGAAGTTTCTCCTGGTATTTTTCAAATTGATTTTTATACTGGATATAAAATAGTTTCCGAATATAGATATGCAAATGGTCAAGTAGTTCCTCCATCTGTTATATCTGCACTTGGATTACCTCCTTTATAAGTACAATAAATAATTCAAAATGAATTGTATTAGGGATTATGCCTTTACCAAAGATTACAACACCAACATATGAACTAGAATTACCATCAAACGGTAAAAAAATTAAATATAGACCATTTTTAGTTAAAGAAGAAAAAATTCTAATTTTAGCATTAGAATCTGAAGATATGAAGGAGATTACTAATGCTATTGTTCAAATTTTGAGTGAGTGTATTTTAACAAAGAGTGTTAAAATATCTGAACTTTCTATGTTTGACATTGAATACTTATTTTTAAATGTTAGATCTAGATCTATTGGTGAAAAAATAGAAGTAAGTGTTACTTGTCCTGATGATAATCAAACTCAAGTAACTATGGAAATTGATATTGAATCTATTAAGATTCAAAAAGATAAGAATCATTCTAATATTATTAAATTAGATGATGATATTTCTATGAAGATGAAGTATCCTTCATTAGATCAATTTGTTGAAAATAACTTTGAATTTAATAATGAAGATACTGATGTTGATAAATCTTTATCAATGATTATATCTTGTATTGATATGGTTTACAATCAAGAAGAATGTTGGTCTTCAGTTGATTGTAGTAAAAAAGAACTGCAAGAATTTGTTGAACAAATGAACACAAAACAGTTCAAACAAATTGAAGAATTCTTTACTACAATGCCCAAATTATCTCATACAATTGTCGTAAAAAATCCAAAAACAAAAGTTGAGAGTGAAGTTACTCTGGAGGGTCTAGCAAGTTTTTTCACTTGATGATGGCTCATACAAATATTGAGTCATATTTTAAAATTAATTTTGCGATGGTTCAACACCATAAATATTCATTATGGGAGATTGAAAATATGATGCCTTGGGAGAGAGATATTTATGTGAGTCTTTTACAAAACCACATAGAAGAAGAAAACGCCAAAGCGCAGCAACGTGGAAATTAATCAATCTTATAAAGCACCATCAATACCAAAGATTAGCAGAAGAAATATTAAATCTTCGGTATTTTCTGGTGCAACCACGTCACAATTAATTCTTAAAAAATCATCTTTTAGTTTTGTAAAATCTTTTATAAAACCAAAAGTATCTCCCATATCATCAACAGAACTTCAGGCACCAGAAACAGAATCTAAAGAAAGTCCAAGTATATTTGGTCTTGGAAAAGTCCTTGAACAAACTAATACTGTTCTTGTAGACATAAAAAAACAATTATCCCTTGATTTTCTTAATAGAATTTTTAATGAAAAAAAATTTCTAGAGAACGAAAAGAAAAAAATAGCAGCAAAAAAAGTTGCAGATAAAGAAGCAAGAATAGAAAAGGGTGGTAAAGGAATATTAGGTAAAAGTTTAGAAAAGGTTACTGCACCATTTAGAAGTATTTTTGATAAGTTAATTGATTTCTTCTCTATAATATTAACTGGAATATTAGTTAATAATGCTTTTAATTGGTTAAGTGACAAAAATAATCAGAAAAAATTAACAGAATTCTTTAATTTTATAAAAGATTATTGGCAAGAGTTATTAATTATATTTGCTGCTTACAAATTAGCAAAGCTTGTTGGTGTTATTTTTGGAATTGGATTAAAA